AACCAGTTGTTGGGCTGCCTCACACTCGGTCCGCGTATCGTGCGCGCTCAGAAGGACCTCAAGAAGCTCTTCACCTTCTTTCTAGACCCCTCAACCGCAATCATCTTTACGCACCAGCTATCCTTCAAGATTCAGATGGCTCGTATGGTAGAACAGTGGATGGAGGATGACCAAGAGATATACTGTTACATGACGCATGAGGAGACGCGTGAGATGATTGCCCTTGCAAGGAAGACGCGTGACTACATTAACGCTATCCCTGATGGGCGCCGCGTCACAACCTTCGATCACCAGAGTATGTTCTGAATGCTGCCATCCACTATTTTTATTACGGTAAAATTGACAACCTTGTCTCATGAGACAAATACTACACTTCAACTTCAAGAATGTCCTACTCTCCCGCCACCAAGCTCTCGCACTCCAACGCCACCAACAAGGCCACGGTCCTCACGAACGGCAACGTCATGGTCACGCTGGGCCTGGGTGTTGGCCAGATGATGACTCTAGAGGACTGGCGCATCCTGGCCGACGGCGCGACGATTGTGGAGGAGCGCGCTGCGGTTACGGTGGCTTCTCAACCGCCAGCCGCGCCAGGCTCCAAGTTCCGCTGGACTCTCGATGCGAACAACTACCGCGTGGCGATCATGACGGCCAAGGGCCTTCTTGAGGTCAAATCCGTAGTGAATGGCGAGACTGATTTCAAGAAGACCCTCTTTCCAAACGAGGCGGCATGGCGAGCATCTCTTCCTCTCAATGACAGCGGCATAACCGAGCTCTCCGACCCGCTGGCAGAGAAGCTGCGCACCGATGAGGAGTATCAGCGCCTCAGTGATGTAGAGAAGGTCGCAGCGCTCATGAAGCGCTACAAGATCCGCGACGAGGCTTGGGAGACATTGTCTCCTGCAGAGAGCGTTCGCACAACTCTTGATCATATCAAGATGCTGCGTGACCATCTGAATAATCTCACGCTCGAGGATGATCTGGCCGGTAAGCGCCACCGCCTGAATCTTGGTCTAAAGCGCTGCCTTGCGAGGCACACAGTCGCTAAGATTAGATACGAGGCCGCTGGGCCGAACGCCGAAAAGAGGCCCGTGCGTATGTATTACCGTGGCCCGGGCCACATTTACGCCACGATTAACGGTGATAGCCACTACCTCACGCTCTTCAAAGGTAAGATTGCAGCCCAGGTGCGCACACACCACTGGTCACCCGTCAAGCTCTTCAATAACTTCACAGAGATGGGTAACCCGCACATTGAGGTCCTCTACCGCCGCAGCACCATTCACGTCTGATATCGTCTCACAAAGACACGCACCTATTTTTTGTAAAATTGACCTGTTTTCCATTTGAAATGATTTATACTCCCACAGATACAAGCAAGCCCTATAAAGATGTCTACGATCAACTGGTTCGAGAACGCTGCATTTGACGAGCCCGAGCTCAAGTCGCCGCAGCCCTGCATCCACGGCGCCGGCTGCGTCTTCACCGTCAAGAATGAGGAGGGTGTGATCAGCCCTGGCTGCTGCCGCTACGTCCACCCTGGCGAGGAGGGCACGGGCCGCCGCCTCTTTCCTGCCAAGAATGGCAAGCCGGCCTGCGTCCGCCTGACGGGCGGCGCGGGATTCTATGAGCGCCGGCACCTGCGCCTGCCATGGAGCGAGTGGTGCAGCCTTAAGGGTATCCCGTATAAGCGCAACGAGCCCGGCGTGCGCCACGAGCCCGTCAAGCGCGTGCCCTTCGACTCCAAGAAGCCCCGAGTGGCCCTTACGCTCGTCCAGGAGATTCATCAGGAGCAGGCTGCGGTCATGTTCCGCGTCGAGACCGAGGAGCAGGCTGCGGCCATCCGTGAAAGAGCGCTGAACGTGAGCCCCGTCGAGATGAAGACGATGCTCACGGTCGGCACACCCGAGGCCTTCACGGTAAGCCTCCGCGTCGCGAACGAGGAGGAGATGGTCGCACTGGCGGAGGCCATGGTCTAGAGATATGCTCAAATAAAAATAGGCGTGTGCTGAGCAATCTTTTTTATCACCAAAGAAGCTGACATACGCATTAAGATTATAAAAGATCAAGGTATTTACTTATTCAAGAAAGGAAGGCACCCCTTCATCTTTGAAACAATCGCCTGCTCGAGCTTCTGTCCCTCCGCCAAAAAGGCCGTGGCAGCACTCGCCTCCGCCGCAGAAAGACTCGATACCAAGGTCTCCTTTAGCTTGCTTAATAGAGGGTAAATCTCCTTGTGCAAGAGATAGGCGTAAAGGGCCGCCGCCTCCGCTGCACTCTGCGGCTTCTGTTTAATCATATCATCGAGGGCCGTAAGAAAGGCCTGAGCGGGCGTCTGGGGAGCACCCTTCGCATCTGGCAGGGCCGCCGTAGCCGTTGCCGCGTCGACCTTCACCTGGTCAATAGCCGCCGTCACAACCGCCGTGATCGTGCTAGTTACATCCTGCTCTGTGGAACCAGGAAGAGATGACATTCTATAGGATTCATATATTTATTCTTTAAGGTCACCTGGTACAACACGGTACCGTCATGAACATAAGTTAAGAACCCCTTCAGGGGGTTCTTAACTTATATCCTATGACACTATCCGCTCATACCAAAGTTAAGTACCCCGAAAGGAGGGTACTTAACTTTGGTATTTTGCGGTATATAAAATTGACTAAACGCCTTGGAGGATTACCGGCATCCTCCATCAAATAAGATGGACTGCGCTATCTGCTTCGAGTCAATCACGGCCGACACGGGCCACACTGAGATATCATGCACGCACCGCTTTCACTACACCTGCCTGACCCGGTGGTTCGGCAATCAGGTTCTGAAGGACCTGACTGAGACCTGCCCGTGTTGCCGGCATGAGGTGAATGAGCACGAGGGACTACCTGACCAGTTTGACGACGAGGAGGAGGAAGCCGAATCATCGGAGTCCTCGGAGTCGGAATCAGAGGAAGAGATCAGCGTGGAGCAGGCCGCCGCGAACGAGCGGGCGCGCCACCACTTCGCCGAAAAGAAGGTGGCGCTCTCCGAGGAGGCCTTGCAGTCCTACGCGGCCACGCGTATCCAAGCGGCCATGCGCGCCTATCCGATCCGTATGGACTGGATCCGCTACAAGATGATGCTCGACGAAAAGGAGTCGATGCGGAACCACATTCGGCACTTGGAAGAGTCCGAGAGGAAGGCGGAAAAGGAGCGCCAGACCCTCATGCGGTGGATGACGGTGCCGCGCTCAGAGTGGCGCAACCTGTGTGCCACGAAGATCCAGACTCTTTGGCGCGCCTCGTCGGCTAGGCGTTCTCTTATTCAGGTCGCGCTCAAGGCCGGGTACAAGGTCAACTGGACGTTTGATGGCGCGTCATGGAAGCGCAGCTTCCTGAAGGGTGTTGAGTTGTGGCAGCCGGCCAATGGCTTCCCTCCGCAGTCCCTGATGTTCCAGAATCACCAGATGTGGACGAAGGTCCAGGCGGCTTGGCGCGCATACAGGGTCCGAAAGGTCTTGAAGAAGCATGACGGAAAGGGTGTCGTGAGCTTCAACATGCCGATCCTCAACGCAGTTCTCGTGCACCTTGGGGGCGGATCTCTCACCTACAGTGAGTTTCGCCAGATGAAGCCGCTCACCAAGGAGGCCTTTCGTGATCTGTGCGCCAGAAATGGTGCTCGGAATCCCACAGAGATTGATTGGCGTCAGGCCGCGGCGGCGTGCGACTGGATTCCTCAGCGCATGGAGGAGGACCTTGCCACGATGTCTACTAACGAGCGCTCGTCCTTTGTACCCCGAGTGAAGTACTCGGGCTTTCTCGAAGGTTGGACCCTCTCGGTACAGTATCACCAAAAGAGGCGCGTCATGGCTGCGGCAAAGACCATCCAGTCGTTTTGGATTCGGATTCGGAACCGCGCGCTGTAGATTGGCTATCGTGTTGTGCTAAAGTTAAGTACCCCCTTTAAGGGCGTTCTTAACTTTGGTACTTGACTGTAAAATTGACCTTATATACACTCCCTATTTTTAGTACCCAATATGGCCTCTATCAAGTGGAAGTGGCTTGCCGCGCGCTCGATCGCCTTCTATGCTGTAAATGAGTCGAGCGACGATTGTATCCAGGCGCTTATCAAGAAGAATCTTGCAGAAGGCTGGTTTCTTAAGGGCGAAATGACACGAGCCCATCCTACTTCTGAAATCTGGGTGCAGCGCATGGGAAAAAGTTTTCCGGTCCAAAATTGACTGGGTTTTCGGGCCTGGAGTCCAAGTGCCCATCCGATATGGTGTAACGGTTAGCATACGGGGTTTTCACTCCCTAGACCCGGGTTCAACTCCCGGTATCGGAATCCCTGGCTCGTGCCAGTTTACCGGTTTAGCTCAGCTGGTAGAGCATGTGGCTTTTATAAAAGGCGAAAGCCTAGCAACCACAGAGTCGCGGGTTCGAGCCCCGCAATCGGTATTCTTTTTTTTACAAAAAAAGAATATCCGTGCCGCGCTAAAGACGGTTCGGTATTCTTTTTTACAGTAAAATTAATACTCCATAAGCCCTATAAGGACTGTATGGAGTATTATCTACAGCTACTGGAAGCCTTGGACGAATATGAGTTCGTGCTCGACGGAGAACCCCCCACAGGAAAAGAGTTGATTCGAGACTGGTGCGCTCGATGCGCGGCCTTGGAGAGGCGTATTGGGTGGCTCACCGAGAAGCTCAAAGATCTGGAGGTTAGCTCGTAGACTCGTCAATCACCACTACGCGCACTTCCTCCTTTTTTCTACGACCCTTCGTGCTTGTCACAGAGGCACTTGAACTAGGCACTAAGGGGTTCGGGAGCGGCCGAGGCTCCGTCGAGCGCCCACGCTCTACCGTAAGAAGCTGGCGCCAATCACCCTCTATAGAAGTGCCCTTCGGAGATAATATGGCGTTCTTCTCGGCCCGGGCCGCAATCACGTGCTGCACATGCTTCGCCACAATGGCGTCGAGATCGGGTAATACGTCATCACGCAAGAGCTTCTTGCGTGCCTTGAGGAATAGGGCGGCATCCGCTGACACCTTATTCAGGCGCCCCTTCGCTGAATCGAAGATACGGGTGTGCTCCAGTCCGTGAGCAATATCCGGGCGCTTCAGATTTGGCATATCCGCGAACTCCTTCTCAAAGGCCTCAATGATTATATCAGGTATCGGCGGAGACTGCTCAATCAGACGATCCAAGTCATTGCGGCAAATATTTAAGAAGTCCATGGCCTCAATACGATTATCGGGGTTAATGGCGAGCTCCACTGCCAAAAGACGCTGGAACTTGCCCCAGGCGATGCTGGCCACGCGATTTGCCTCGGAGTTCTGGGCGTACTTGAAGTAGTTGCCCAGAGTGGTTAAAATGCCGGCGAAAATCGAAACGGCGCCAATGCCGGCCTGGGCATAGTTCTTGGCATCAGGGTCCGAGATAAAGCTGCCAAGGGCGAAGTTGGCCGTGCCTGTAAGAGTCGAAAGAACAATCACAGGAATCGTGATCCACGTGTTCTTCGCAGAAAACATCTTCTCCGTCCGATCGTGCAGCCACCGATAACAGGCGGCAATATCGGACCACTCCGCCATGAGCTGCTCTTGCTCTCGGGTCCAGCCATTCTGAAACTCCTTTTCGCCAGATAGATCTATCTTGCGAACAGAGGTTGGGGGCGGACTAGGGCTTCTCGAGGCCATCTATCGATATCTTCTTATTTTATTTGGACTCGCCCCATCTTTTTAGTATTCCTATATGTGCGAATCTTGTTGGACTGCTGCCCTTTCAATAGACCCTTTACTGTCATACCTCTGGAGCTTCTCTTTGAGAACCGATCATACAGCAGCCGATTATCATCGGGGACTTTACAGACAGTGCATCCGCGTTTCTTGTGCTGTGAGGTATTCGAATCATTCAGTCGAGGCCCATCTTCAACGCCCCAAAAGGGTATATTAATATCAGGATGTTGTAGAATCTGAAAGCCTTTCATAGTGGCACAGACAGACATATAGTGATCCACATGCATCTCAATAGGAAAGGCGTCTTCTAGAAGTTTTATAGCAGCCTCCCTCTTTAAAAGATAGGCATGAGCCGCCGTAAAGTTATAGATCTTATTCCAGCTATTTTCCAAGGGCTCTTTGATCATATTCGGCTCATAGTATCCGAGGAGCCAGATTCCCCAGGCGCTCGGTAACGTGGGCCAAAGACGGTGTGCCTCGTGTATGGCGGCCGTCGTTATACGAGCGTCATCCTCAAAGACTAGGCATAGCGGCTCTCCAGAGGCCACGAAGCGCTTCCATACGTCGAAATGACTCAGGGATGCGCCGACTGCACCTAACGTCGCGATCTCATGGTGACTGCGCCGATAGTTTCTATAGATATTGAACCGGGTCCTGAGCGAAATCCGCCGATCCTTCTGATAGTTTTTGATGGCCTTTCCATTGAAGGCTCGAACACGCCTGAGCCTGGGCATATAGTTTGTCACTTGCTGTTCGGTGAAACGCTTGAGGCGATCCTTTCGTTCGTCCATGTTAATAAAATAGGAGGGGATCTTGAAGAGATTGGGTGGCTCAGACATCTTACTTACTCAGAGGCCTTCTTTTTTTTATAGGCGGCGCCCTTCGCCTTTGATTGCAGACCTGTCTGATAAATCTTAGTTGCTGCTTCTAGTGTCAAGACCTTTGGATCCACGCCTGAGGGAATCGAGACGAACTTACGCGCCGTGCCAGTGGTGGCTGACTTGAACATGAAGACTCCATAGGGTCCATTGCGGAATTCAAAGGGGCCGAGTGTGTGTAGGCTTGTGGACTTTGCCGCAAAGGCTTCTTGCAAGGAGGCCTCCGTATAGGTGGCCGGCAGAGGAATCTTCACACCGTTACATTCCGCATATGGTCCATAGGGCCCAGACTTCTTTAGAATGGGCTGATCCTTGTAAGTGCCCAGAGTCTCCGTAGCCTTGGCCACCGCGGCCTTTGACACGAACTCCTTGACCTCTGCTTCCGTGATAGTCCCAAAGGATTTACCCGCAGGCCAGCCGAAGAAGACCGTCTCGGCGGGCGTTGGGCCTTCTTTGAGAAGCAGCGGCCCCTTTTTGGACTGAATGGCCTTGATATCACCAAAGAGTTTGGAGCGGGCCGGCTGTAAGGCCGTCGACTCGCCCGACTTGAGCTCCGCATATCGATCCTTATAACTATCCCAGGTCGCTTGGCACACCTCTTTCCATGGCGAGCCTGCTGCAACGGCATCCAGGTCAGCCTCCATCTTCGCCGTGAAATCATAGGCGAATAGGGCGCCGAACTCCTTCATACAGAACTCGAGGACGGAGAGACCCAACGATGTCGGCGCCAGCTTATTCTTCTCACCTCCCGTCTTCTTCATATCGTAGTTGCGCTCGAATGGCCACACACCGGGCTTCAAGGAAAGCCGAGGTACCTGGACTTCCTTGGCGACGACTGTCCGCTTCTCCGCGTACCCCTTGTCCATAACCGTGCCGACGAGGGCCGCGAACGTCGATGGGCGGCCAATGCCCTTTCGCTCCAGTTCACGGACAAGCGTGGCCTCCGTATAGCGCGTCGCCGGCTTTGAGACGCTGGGTGCGGCCTCCAGCGCGCTCCATGTAAGGGCCGTGCCTTTCTCAACGGTTTCTAGAGCAACCCACGGAGTAATAGGTGACTCTTCTTCCTCGTCGAGATTCGTCGCCGCGGCGCCAACAGCCCGCCAGCCGGCAAAGAGTTGGCGTTTCGCGACTGAACGCCAATCGAAGGCGGCCTCATCGGCGTCCAGAGTCATCGTAACGGTCTTCGTTTCGCCCTTGGCCGCCGACATGATGCTTTGCACTGCCCGCTTCCAGATCAGCTGATAGATCTTCCGATCGGCAGCGGACCAGTCCTCTTCTTCTGGGAGGACCTTTGTCTCAAAGTGGGTCGGGCGAATGGCTTCGTGAGCCTGTTGTGGCTCGACGGCTTCTGTCGGCTTTTTAGCAGAAGTCTTGTGGGTGGCTTGCGCCTGAAGGTTGGCTTGCGTCTGAATGAAGGCCTCGCCATAGTCTTTCGTGACCAGAGCCCTTGCTGCCACCTTCGCTTCCTCGGAGAGAACAGGGCAGTCCGTGCGCATATAGGTGATGTGCCCCGCCTCATAGAGACGCTGGGCCGCGTGCATGGTGTTCTTCGGTTGGAGACCCATCGTCGCGGACACCTCCTGTTGCAGCGTGCTCGTGATCAGCGGATCCGGGGCGCACTCCGTATATGGCTTCGTTGTCGCGTAAGTGACGGTGACCCGCTGATCCTTGTGTATATTCTCAAAGTAGTTCTTGGCGGACTCTTCATCCTCGAGATCATCGACACAGTTGGCCTCAAAGGCGTGCTGACCCTTAAAGGTGCCTTTCATCTTCCAGGCAGTTTCGGCCTGGAACGCTTCGATGGCCTTCTCCTTATCGGCCAAGAGTCGTAGGGCCGGTGTCTGGCAGCGGCCTGCAGAAAGAGCTGGACCCACGTACTTCCAAAGAAGAGGTGAGATCGTGAAGCCGACCATCATGTCGAGAACGGCGCGGGCCTGCTGGGCATGAACACGGGCCATATCGATTGTGCGCGGATTCGCCACGGCCTTCAACACAGCGTCCTTGGTAATCTCATGAAAGACTGGGCGCGGCGTTGAGGCAGGCAGCTTCAAAAGAGTCATCACGGAATAGGCAATGGCCTCGCCCTCTCGATCATCGTCCGCGGCAAGATAAACTTGCCGGCCCTTGGCCGCATCCTTGATGGCCGCAATGGCCTTGGCCTTCGTTTTCAGAAAGGCAAAGCGTGGCTCGAAGTTGCGCTCCAGCCCCACCGCGTCCAGAGTTTCCTCTAGAGCCCGGATATGGCCCATGGTAGCAATGACCGTCCATCCAGGTCCGAGAAATCCCTTAATCTTCGAGCATTTGGCTGGCGATTCAACGATCAGGAGAGACATGTGTGATTGGGGGCTATATAATAGGCTTGACCAATTTTATACCGTGATAAAAGGCCTAATGAAACGTCACAGTATAATAGTAAAATGGCTCGTCTTGAAATCCCGTGTTTAATCCTCGATGAAGAAGAGTTGTCAAAGAAGGCGGCTGTAGGCGAGTGGCGCCAAGATCGTCACAATCTTGAAGCCGCGCGCATTTTTGGTGGAGCACACATAGACTCTGACAAGTTCCCGAATGCATTTCAGCGGGCGCGCCCTACGCGCGGCCCAGACGTGAGGCCAAAGAGCCTTCTGGGTCGTATTAAGACGACCTTTCGGATCCAGGCCGAGCCCTTAGTATCCGAACATCAAGCCCGCCCGGCCACCGTAGACACGAAAGATGTTATAGGTCTCCGCCCAAATGTAAACTAAATAGCGGGGCACTGCATTTGGATCTACATATCCTGCAAGAGGATGTAGATCGAGTTGCAGATTTATATTGACAATCTTGTCGAGATTGGCCTCTCCCGAGGGCATACTCTTCGGTAGGGCCGAGTTGACGCCAAAGGGCAGTGTATAGAAGTATCGATTCACCCAGGGAGATTTCCGCATATCAATGCTCGGCAATAGGGACCGGAACAGAGATGGGGCGACCGTGGAATATCTGTACAAGTTGCCCTGATAGATGAGGCTCAGGGACTGTATGGGCTCTGAGTTTCTGAAGACGAAGGCCGGCACGAGTTCGGTGGCCACGCGCGGATCAATGACGCTTGCATTGGGCCACCAGGGCGTTCCCGAGGCGTCCGGGCCAGTCAGATCTCGCGTGGCCAGAAAGGGGGCATTGTAGTAGTTCGCATCTTGGCGCTGTAGGTAGAAGAAGAGATTGCGGGTAGGATTCGGTATCTTGAGTGGGCAGACAATGGACGAGGATGACTTTGTGTCCACCGGATCGAAAGTGTAGTGCTGGATGATCGGAATCTGGATATCCGAGATGCGGAAGCGATTCGCCTCGGGGTGATCCAAATACACATATTCGACCATGAAATAGGTGTCGCCGAGGGGGAGTCTGAGAGGCATCGTAATGTCCGGAATCTGGCTGACGGGCTGATCGAAGCCAGTGACTGCCGAGCCACTCGGATCATAGGCATAAAAGGGCGAGCCGGCCAGTGGCAAATAGGCATCTCCGCCGACCGGAAGAGTGTTCGGGGCCACCGGCTGTTGCTTGTTGCAGACATAGAGAGTATTGAGCGCTGCGAAGGTTATACTGAGCTTCACTTGATCGGCCTGAATGGCGTCAATCGGCAAGAAGGCACCGGCGTCTCCACAGAACCAAAAGGGTAGGGGGGTCACTGCGGTGACCTGTGACTTGGACCCGTTGGTTCCGTCGAAGTTCGTGGCGTTCCTCTGTAGGAGTTTATTGGTGAGTTCCTGTTTCTCTAAAGGGCTATAGAACTCGTCCATGACCTCTAGGAGCCGGCCATCTAACTGTTCTACCCGGGCTCCACCGATCGTCAGGGTGGCCGTATTGATTAGGGCATGGCCGAGAGAGTTTGTCCAGCCAAAGGTCGGGCCCGCGAAGGCTGTCGTTGCTGCCGCAGCCGTCTGCGGCGTCGCAATATCCGGCATCGTCGTGACCAGATAAATCCGGGAGATCAAGTGACCCTTTCGGGGCAAAGTGACCGTGGCCGTGTTTCCGAGGCTGGGGGCAGAATCGAAGTCAATCCGCGCAAACTGCGTCGTGAATCGGCCGGCCCGGATAAAGACCTTTACAAAAAAGGCGACGTTTGGTTGACCTTTACGGCATAACAGCCGCGAATCCTGCAGGCCTCCGTGTATGACACGGAGGAGTGCCGCCACCATCTTCTTGATGAGGTAGGAGGTTCTTTATGTTAGTAATAAGTAAGAATGTCGGAAGCTATACCGAAGATCATACATCAAATATGGCTCGGTTCGAATCCGAGGCCGGTACCCTGGATCAAGACGGTCAAGGATTTCTGCCACACCTATGGATACAAATACATGATCTGGTCGGACAAGTCGATCGAAGCCCTCGGCATAGATGAGATTCCCGGGGTCCGTGGCATATACACCGGGCAAAAGGAGCTCGCTGGCAAGGCCGATATTATTCGCCTTCTTGCCTTATACACCTTCGGCGGCGTCTATATTGACGCTGATACCGTCATTATGAAACCGGCCAAGTTCCACGCCTTTTTGGAGGCCAATCGGGCCGCTGTTTTCTTCGGATGGGAAGAGTTGTCTTCTGCTAGATCTATAAAGGTCGGTAAGATCGATGGGGTATTTAAGAAGCGACTCGTAGCCAATGGCCTAATCGGATCTTTGCCAAAGCATGCCTTCATAAGAACACTCTTGGAAAGGGTTGTAGCAAATGCAAAATCAGAATCTGGAGAGGATGCGTGGAAGCAGGTTGGCCCCTTGCTTGTGACTCGCGTCTATGAGGAACTCAAGGATTGGTTCCCCGACGTCCATGTTTATCCTATGAAGTTTTTCTATCCGATCCATTGGGGTGGGCTCTCAGACCCGGAACATCATCTGAAAGTGAAGATCCCTGCCGAGAGCATGCTCTTTCAATATGGATATTCAACCAACAGTTTCGACCGAGTTTTCTGGGAATCCAAGAATCTATAGGGAGCTGTGTATCCACTGCCGCGCCTTCGGATCAACACCCTCTCTCTTTAAAAATTCATAAATATCGAGAGGACTTCCTTCTATGAGACAAACCTTATCAAAGAGTGGGCTCCGAATAAAGAGTTTGAGGCCCTTTAGAAGTATGCTGAACCATAGATTGGGTCGAATAATCCATATATCACGAAGAAGATCCTCGTGCTCCGTTGCCAGAATCTTTGCCACCCCCTGGGCGAAACTAATAGAGAGCTTGTGCTCCGGGCCCATCTTTCCACAATCAAAGACCCATATCCACGGGGCTCCTTTCGCGGTATCGAGGTGAATCTTGAAATCCCTCAGCCGTTCATCTGATTCACGAAAATCCTTCGATTTTGCCGGTGAGGTATAAAAGAGTTTACGGTCTTGAAGAGTTCCGAACTCTTCAAAACTGTGAATCGAACAATTTGGACATACCATTACATGTGGCTGTCAGTATAAACTTATAAAATAAACGTGCATGTGCTTTATGCATAAAATTGATTTCCATGCACTCCTATAGGGTTAGCACCATGCCGAATCCAGGTCTCACAATCCAGATACCCTCACCCTGTTTGAAGGCCCTCGATGAAAAGATTCGCTTTCTAAAGGTGTCGCTAGCCTATCTGGAAACACCTGGGTGCCGGGCTTCCATGGATAAGGAAAAGCGACTGGCAACGATTAAGGCGATCACGGAGAAGTTTCGAGCGGCCCTTTACACACGCAGTCTTAATCCTCAAACAGAGAGTTCGCCAGGCCATTTTCAAACCGCATCCAGTTCAGACCCAAGCAAAACACCTTCACCTCCCAGCCGTCAAGATTTCCAGGTGGTGGTTGTACTTCCAGAGTCAGACGAAGCGAACTCGTACGACTAGCGTTGAGTGAGCCCGAGGGCTGGTGCTCACCTGGTATCTTAGCAAAAGGATAGCCATAGATGAAGGCATTGTAGGCCGCCGCGCCTCCCTTATGAGTCTGGGCAATCAGCTGTCGGAAATACTGCTCCTCGGCCTCACAGACGGTGACACCATTCACTTGGAGAGCCGCGGACTTGAGCAGCGGCTTCAATGGAGTCTCATCAATCTCTTTTTCTAAGGACGCGCTGTAGTTCGTCCAATCGTTGTTATCCCGAACACCCTTGCGTCTCACGAACCATAGGATCTCCTCCAAAGGATGATTCGCCTCCAGAGGTAACTGGATACGAATCGCGTCCTGTCGCTGGCTCACCGCATATTTCAGCGGTTCGTCGAAGGTGAAGGTCTGCACTTCTCGATGAATCATCTCAAAGGGTTCCCGAAGCATGCGCTGTCTCATGGCGCCTTGGACGAGGGCTCCGTAGGTGATTAGCTGGATACTCTGGAAGTCTGGAGGAGCCACGCCCGTTGTGACATATCTCGGATCAGTCTGGCCGGCCCGGGTAAAAGGAAAGGTCTGGCCGAGCGGCGTCGCCGTGCAGCTATCACGGAATCCCCGGAGTTGTCTCACACAGTCGGCAAAAGGTCTCAGAGTCACATTTATCCGGACGAGGCCTTCTTTTATTGCAATCAGAGGCAGGGCATCCTGGAGCTTCACACGGCTGAAGAAAAACGGGAGCACAGAGTGCAGAATCCCGTCTTCTGTGGGAAATAGACGGGCGGCCGGCAAGGCTCGGAGTCGCCGGATGTTGATTTTCCCTAGATGATCATAGGCGATGCCGAACTGGCCATTGTAGTCAGGAAATAGATGATTAAACACATTAATGAAGTCGCCGTCGATTGTCTCGATCGTCTGGCCGTCGATTTCGAGCTCGGCCTCCTGAATAATCACGGATCCGAGGCTGTTCGCATATTCCCAGGATCCGGATCCATCGGCGTCACTGCTGAGGCCGGCGGCGACGAGAAGCTGCGTCTGGGGATCGAGCCAGTGCCCTAGCCGGATTTGCAGAGCGGCTCCAAAGATGAGATCGCCGGCAATCAGGGATCCGACATCAAAGGTGAAGCGCTGCCCGAAGGCCGCCGGACCTCGAAAGGGGATCTCCTGGATGACTGGGGCGAAAGGGATGAGCCGGCGATCCTTGGCTCTAGTAAACCAGGTTTGCTCAGACTCAAGTGGAAAGATATCATTTTCCTGGAGATCGCGATCCGTAAGGTCCAAGAGGGTTGTTATTGGACCGGATGGCCGAGACATCTGCTTTAAGGGGTAGAGATCCCTTAAAGCATATGATTCAACGGCTAACATCACAGACTCCGCCATTCGCCTTTCAGGAGTGTTTGGTTGGAAAGACAAAGGCGAACTTTGAGATGGTGATTGCTCGCTATGACGAAGATATCAGCTGGAGCGACAACTATAAGGAGTTTCGCACGGTCTATAATAAGGGCGAGCCGACTGATTACGAGGCCATTCCTTTGGAAAATGTCGGCCACCTGGCGGACACCATTCTAAGACACATTATTGACCGTTATGATACGCTAGCCGACGTAACCTTTTTCACACACGGATCTTTTAACTATCGGAAGGATCAGATCATTAAGGAGCAGGGCCCGTGCCACCGGATGTGGAAGGAGTTCATACAGGTTGAGCTTGACAGCCCTGTATATATTCCTCGCAGTGAGCTGCCTTCCGCAAAAGAGAAGGCATATGACTATACGGAGACCTTTAGCGAAGTCTATGAGCGCTTCTTTTCAACACCGTATTTGCCTACATTCGAATGGGCGTGTGGAAAGATCATGTCGGTTTCTAGACGCCATATTCAAAATAAGCCAAAGGCGTTTTATCAGGCGATGTTGGACTGGATCCTGTCACCCCACGAGGGTGGAATGCCGTCACAGCATGTGTACCGGACGCGGGGAATCTATATTGAACGCTTCATACTGCATGCGTTCCAGGATTAGTTCCCGTACTTGAAAGTGCCCCGATCCTTTTCCGTTACGAAAAGAGCCCAGGAGTCGATGATCGCCGTCAGTTCCGTAGAGGGTTGGTCGGTGATCAGGTCCGGCTGGGTTAACGCAAGTTCCGTATATAAGGTGGGGCGATCGGCCGTTCCGAAGTTGACGGAGCCTTCGGGCTGGGGCGCGTAGCCGCATCCGAGATCCCAGTTCATTGTCCCGATTCCTGGACCCGGATCCCGGGACTCCTTGGCGTGGTTCATGATTTGATTCCAAAGAAGTGGGCCGGCGGCGGTCTCACGGTCTCGGCCAGCAATAATGAGCGACTGGTTATTGTAGTACTCGTTGCCGGATGCGTCTGTAAAGGCATATCGGCGACCGGCGCGCAGGTCATTTTGGGACCGGAAGAACCAAAGAATACGGCCGGCCGGATGGACGGCGTCTAGGCGACGAGTTGCGGTGGCGATTGCCGTGGTCGAGCGTTTGAAAGCGGCGTAGTCGGCGGCAGCGAAGGTAAAAGTGTTCTCATAGAGACGGCTAAAAGGGAGTTCCAGCGTCGCGCGCTGGAGAGCGAGCTGGGTCTCTCCATCCGTATAGATGTGCCTCGACTCGAGCTGCAGAGTCGGTTGATCCAGGGCGATACGACTCAGAGGCGTGAAAGGAACGCCGTCGGATAAAAGAGGCTGAGCCCACGGCACAAAGGGGAGCTTCGAAGAGGACTCCACAATCTCTTCGGGCTTCCTGAGTTCCAGACGAAGCTTGAGACTCTGGCTGCGCATAGCAATGCTCGGAAAGGCCTGAAAGGGCAGCTCAAGACGAAGGCGGCCAGGGGCGGCATTTAAGGCGATTGTTTGGGGGCTGCCGCGGTGAAGCCCGGCCAGCTGGTTTTCCAAAAAGGCCTGATTGAGGGTTCCACGCGTGGCCCTGGAAGCAAACAGGGCGTCTCCGCTGTATTCGTATAAGAGGATCTTATCGACATAGAGCTGGATCTTTCTGAAAAGAAAGTAGCCGACGCCGTTCGTGTATCCGCAGGTGTTTCCGGAAGCGTCCGTCACAGTGGCTGGATCGATACCGGTAGGGAGCCAGGTCGGCAGATCAATGAGGATCGTGAGATTCTGGAAGACATCGCCGGCCACCTCGAGCTCGAACTCGGAGGAGCGGCCGAAGTCGGCCCCGTTCAGAGGTGGAATCCGGCGGAGTTCATGAATCACCGGCGGAACCGGAGTGAACCGCTGCTCAAAGGGATTCAGGGCATCGAGGCTGTCCTTGAAAAAATAGGTATCTTTGTTGCCCCTGGCCACGGCCTCATAGAGAGCTCCTTCGGCGTTGAGGCCGGAGCGCTCCATTCTGATGGGAGAGGAGGGATGGTGTTAGGCTGGCGTGAGAGCGCTCTTCGGGATTGGAACATCACACAGCCTTCAGACGACAGCTGGCCACCTCTCCGTGCATCGCCGGCAATACGAGGATCGCATCCCGACCATAGCGCATCAGCGGAACGGTAGTTGACAGCGCCTCTCCGTCATGAACCCACTTCGACATGTGCGTCTTAATGATCTTGTAGCCGGCATCCGTGGCAGGAATGCCCACATCTAGTAGCTTTTTTAGAATCGTAACTGTCTCCGAGACACGGGATTCCTTGGTCTTTTCCATCTATAAGATGAAAAGACCAGGGGTTTAGATTGGCTGACGTTTAGCACCCACCCGAGCAGTCAAGGCATGCGTCCTTGCCCTGGGCCACCTGCAGCTTCTCTTGAAAGTTTGGATAGGTCACGATACAGTTGGTACCAAGGTTGGCAGAACAGGTCGTCGTATCGCACGTGGCCGGATCCAATACATTGTCCTTATAATACGTGAAAACGGCCTTGGCCTGTAGCTTACGAATCCGGTCACTTGCGTCCATCTACTTTAAGAAGCTTTATACATGCGGTATAGATGTGTGGGATCTGGGCCTCCATAGGGACCGTTGCAAGTAACAGGCCCCTGTTCTATGGCCTAGAGGCTCTCAAGGCCCGGGGTCCAGAGGGAGTGAAGTCCCTCGACATGAGCGGCGTGACTCTCGGATTTACGCGTCTCGCGATCAATGGCCTGAACCACGAGGGCATGCAGCCCATGCAGAAGGCCGGCATTTCCTGGATTTGCAACGGAGAGATCTATAACTGGCGCACCCTCGCTGGCGAGTACGGGCTCGAGGTGAAGTCCGGATCCGATTGCGAGATTCTCGGCGGCCTGTACAATCGTTTTCTCGAGCTCGACATGCCTATCGGCGCCGTGTTCCGGGCCCTCGATGGCGTCTTCGCCATTGTCATTGTAGATGAGATCCGGGATCAGGTGATTGTCGCCCGGGATCCCTACGGCGTTCGGCCACTGTATTCTTGCGTTACGCCTGAGACGCACTACTATGCCTCCGAGCTGAAGGCACTTCCTGAAGGCCTGTGGAATCCCGTCTATCCCGGATCCTATCATCGCTATTGCCTGAGCACCGGCGAGCTCAAGGATATTTCCGCCTACCACACGATACCCATCTATAAGCAGCCCCTTGTGCTAGATGCTATAGGGTTCGCATGCAGATCTGTGCGGGTCGCATTGGAGGCAGCCGTCAAGAAGCGCCTAATGACGGAGCGGCCCATTGCCGCCCTGCTCAGTGGCGGACTCGATAGCAGCTTGATCGCGTCCCTTTTGGCCAAGGGTTTGCGCGCGGCCGGGGCGCCGCCCCTGAAGACCTTCAGTATAGGAATGCCCGGATCCGAGGATCTGCGGTACGCTAAAAAGGTCGCGAGCTGGATCGGCTCAGACCACACCGAGGTCGTCCTGAGCGCGGAGCAGTTCTTCGATGCCATCCCAGAGGTGATTTACGCCATTGAGTCCTATGATACGACTACGGTGCGGGCCTCTGTAGGAAACTGGCTCGTAGGAAAGGCGATTCGGGAGACTGACTGTAAGGTCGTCTTTAATGGGGACGGTGCCGACGAGGTCTGGGGGTCCTATTTGTATTTCTATAAGGCGCCCTCCGATGCCGCGTATGAAGAGGAGGTCACCAGACTCCTACAGGATATTCACTACTTCGACGTTCTCCGTAGCGATCGCTGTATTTCATCGCATGGGCTGGAGCCCCGTACGCCGTATCTGGATAAGGAGTTTGTCGCCGCAGCCAGATCGATCTCTACGGTTTGGCGCCGACCTGGACCCGAGTACTGTGAGAAATGGCTTATGCGGAAGGCGTTTGACGATGGCGTCACGTTGCCCAGCGATGTTCTGTACAGGCGAAAGGAGGCCTTTAGCGACGGTGTTTCGGGCTCGAAGTCGTGGTTTGAAATCGTTAAAGAAAAGGCGGCAGCACTCGGATACAGTGAAAAGGAGTATTATCGGAGTATATACGAGGGGGGGTATGGCAAACAGGCGGTGAATGTGCCCTATATGTGGATGCCGAAATGGTGCGATGCCACGGATCCTTCAGCCCGAACTCTGGCTATTTATTCTGATGCGTAAATAGATAGAATGTCGGCAGGACAGGCAATATCAGATAGGGTTCAAAGAGAGACTGAAGCCGAGATTCGTCGCGTGGCCGATGAAACAAAGGGTCGGTATATGCGTATACTATCACGGGACTATGCGGGTCGGTCATTAGCTGAAGTGTTAGAATTTCTTAAATCTGCATATGCACATGATGTTGCGGCAATAGATGCTGATCGTACGATTGGCATGCACCTAAGAGAAAATGTTCGACTTGCGAATATAGAGAGGGTTCAAAACCGTGGTTATCGTATTCAAGGATTGAAAGTGTTACATAAGGAGGGCACGCGCATCGCAGCATATGAGATTTATGAGGCATTTAAGAATGAAGAGGATAGAGCTAGGGCGGCCATTGATAGAGAGGCGCAGGCGTTCCAAGAACGTTCAAAAACCGTTGCAAGAATGTTTGAACGGAAAATAGATGAATATGAGGCTAGTAGAGCAGCCGCCGCTGCCGCTGCTGCCGCTTCTCCTCGCGCTAAAGGAGGTGCCGGGCGCACAAAGAGAAAGAGTTCAAAGGCAAAGAAGAGCCGCAAACACAAGTAAAATTGATTATGGACTTGGCCGTTCAAACAAGTAGCAACCATGCGATGTCTAGGACGTCTCGTGAATGATACGAAGGGCACCTTTTGCCTTCCTTTCGAGGCAGGCGGATATTTCCATATTCCTATCCAGTGCGATAGGGCCGCGGACGGTCTGTGCGCAAACTGTCTTGTGAAAAAGGAACGCACAGATGCCAAGGTCGCTCTCATGACCGGTAAGAGTCTACAGGGCACGCATCCATCATATCTTCATGGGCTGATTACAGAGCCGATTCCTATCTGGAGTCACATCTATGACGGCACCTGGTATCGTCTAAAGATTTCTGGCGGTTCTACAGTAAGTGATAGCAATATGGCAAAGGCGAAAGCGGCCGCGGCAGCGATTGGTGCTGCACCTGAACCGGTGCCTTTGGCAGTGACAGGCACACAGAAAGCGGCTGCGAAAAAGCCCTACAAGCTAAAGCCAAAGCCAAAGGCAAAGGTCGCAGAAGAGCCTGTGAAGCCGATGGCGACGGTCAAAGGTGAGCCAGAAGAGCCGGAGACGGTTATACGGATTGAGGTAAAAAAGGTGGAGATCGGGGGTCGCCTGGTCTTTCTCGATTCGAATACCGATAAGGTCTATGATATGAAATGCAAGTATTTGGGGCGGCATGATGCGGAGAATGACGCGATTGTGCAGTTCCCGGATTCAGATGCCGAGTAGCGACATCTATATCGAGGTCGCTTGCGACTGAGATTCAGATGCCGAGTAGCGACATCTATATCGAGGTCGCTTGCGACTGAGATTCAGATGCTGAGTAGTCGCGAGGCTTATTCCGGCGTCGTCCAAAAGCTGTAGCGCATCATCGGATCGTCGGCAGGCGGTGGCCGAGTCTCACACAGACAATCGGCAGTCTCGCGACAATCCTGAGTGCAGAAACAGTCGCTGTCACCATCAAAGACCCAATAGCCAGTGTAACACTTGTGAGCGCGATTGATCACGCCCTCCAGTGGAACACCCTTTTTACTAGGTCCCCAATACCATGTAGTGTCGTAGGACCGAGACGTCACCGAGCCGTCCGAGTGAAACTGGAAGAACGCATTCTTCGACGCCCCCTTGGGAACGGCCTTCGGATAAGCAATAGCATCTGCCAGCGTCGGCTTCGACAGCCACGACTTCATCGTCCCATCGGGCAGAACCTGCTCGACCGTCCCACAAGGGCTCCAGGTCGTAATCGTCCCATTCGGCGTAGTATGACCCACCACGCCAACCGGATTCCAGATCGTCTTGTGCTGAACCGACGTGATCGACACAGGATACTTATCCCACCGAACAGGGCACACAGGAATCTCCTCCATGGCCTGCACCTCAACCGAGGAATGCGGAAACGTCACAAGAACCGTCTGAAGTTGGGTGCTCATTTTATGCCGGCGATTACCCGGGTGGTTTGGCGCAATTTTATACCATGCGAACCTTCTCCGGTATTGTCGGCAGCGGCCTCTCTTTTAAAATGGGTATGACAATCTGCGGGGGTGCTTCTATTGCAACTGGCTGGGCGGGCTGGACGGGCTGCTCCGAACTAAGGGGGTTGGCACGCTTGACTCGAAACCACTTACACATTCTGTGTTGCCAGTATATTTTTTTGGATAATGGGAGACACGTTTTATCGGATTCGGGTATGGTAAGATAGGAAGAGGAAACGTTCTATACTGTCCAATCGGCCTCCAAGGAGCTGCAGGAATCCAGATCATTCTATAGTATAAATAGATGTGGATTGCTGTTGCGCTATTTATTTTGCTGAGTCCCGGGCTTCTTGTAACTCTGCCCCCTGTTGGTAAGATCTTCATTTCTCATAAGACATCTGTGACGGCGATTCTCGTGCACGCGGCTGTATTTGCCCTTATTCTCACGCTAATCAAGTCGGTTAAGGAGGGATTCCAGATGGCGACACCCTTCTATAATCCGTCAGAGGCGGACAGCCTGATTTCTGCGGCCACAGCCTATAGCAACGAGCAGCCGGCGGACCCGCTCGCCAAACCCTATCACGAGGGTCTAACCAAGGCAAAGAATGATGCGGAGACTCAGGGTCGCACAAATATCCAGTCTGCCGGTACATGGGCCGGAGCTCTAGAAAATCTGGTGCCCCCAGCGCAACTCCGAGCGGCATTTGCAACAAATCTTGCAGCTACATACGGGTTCCCGCCGCCATCTAAGGCGGCTGGCGCCGCTTGTGTCAAAGATCGCCCTCTCGGCAGTAGAGAAGTGGCTCCCGAGCCCGATATGTGCAAGTATTCGTGCATGTCTGGACACGGTGTCCCGGCGGGTCTGACGGGACTAGTGTGCGCTTAGAGATAGACGTTTCGTGATAGCCCACGACCCATCTACAGACGCATTCCGACGCCACCAGTCCTTACAGGCCGCCGACATGGCGGCCCAGTCCTTATTCGACGCCCCTGAAATAAGGGCCTCCGCCGTCAGCGGATCGGCGGCCCGAAAGTAGTGCACCCCCTCTACAGGCGGCTCCGCATAACTGTCCATATCAACCTCAGGCGCCACGATAGGCACACAGCCCATGGCCATACACTCAATCTCGCGGTGGCACTTTTTGCCATAGCCCGCGAGACAGAGACCCCAACTCGCTTGAGCCAGCTTCCGAAGGTATTCCTCCTGCGTAAAAGGATACGGGTTCGAGCCCTCCACGTGCACGAACTCATCACATACAGAGGCCCAGTCCTCCTTTGTCCTATGACCGAGTTGCACAGCATTCTCGGAGCGGCCATAGAAAACCAGGCTCTTTGTTCGAGGCAGATCGAGGCCAGACAGATCCTCTACGAGCTTCGGGCGACGCGGCCAAAAGATCCATGGACGCTGGGACTTCGTGACAGGCGCCGGATTTCCTACGAGCATTGGCATTTCTGTCGGCTCCGCTTCCAACCAATCATAGTTCGGGCGATCATAAAGAAGTGTTTCCTTGAGCCCCTCTACAATCGTGACATGACCCGAGCTCGTCGGCTGAATCGTCACGTAGCCACGTTCGGCCCACAAGGCCGCGAGCTCCCGAAAAGAGTCGCCGGCGTGCCCAAAGAAGCCGGTGCGACAGGGCATTTTTATAATAGGTAAGGCGCCAGAGGTCTCCTTTGGCAGAACCTTAAGAATCGCCGCGCCTAGCTGGCCAATCTGCTTCTCCGTGGGCTTGCCGCGCGCAATAATATAGAGCTGATGATTGAGATCGGCCGCGCCCGCTAAGTGCAGAAGATCAATGGCCGGATTCATCTCGCACTGGATCTCAAATAAGAGGGCACCAGCAGGCATCAGCCAGGCCCACAATCCGAGAGGACCATGCGTTACCAGGCCGGCCGCGCCCACCAGTGCATCCGCGATCAGTTCAACCGACGTGGTCGACCATAGTACAGTAACAGGCATCACGGCCTCCAATGCGTCCACGATTTCCGGAGTGATCCAGTCTCCGCCGACGACCACGAGCCGCTTCTCGGCCGGCCGCTGAATCCGAAGGTTGGAACGAAGAGCGGCCACCTCTTCCTTGCTGACAAGATCCGAGCCCGCGTCCTGCTCATTCCAGACGAGCGCGGTGGAGCAGTATGCCTGGCGATTCTGCTCGCGATTGATTAATGGCATCGTATTCTCGGGCCAGTTGAAAAGGGAGAGCACCGGCTCAACGACCTTCGATGCCCAGAACTCACCTTTGGCCATAAGCTCACGCATCATAAAAATCTTGCCGAGATAGTTCAGCGCGTATAGCTCTGGACTGGCGGCCGTAGCATTCGACAAAGGCGCGGCGAGGCCGACCTTGATCGGTAAGGAGGCGGCGAGCAGACTCATGGCCGTTGTAGACCAGCCCTTCTTGGCCGCCGCCGTCTTTCCTATAAGAATAGAGTCCTTCGTGAAGGCTAGACCCTCCTTCGATATGAAGGCATTCGTATAACGAAACACGGGAATCTCTACAGGCTCATATCGATTCGGAACAGCCACGTCTAGGGCGAGCCCAGTTACCCGTGACGTCATGACGGCATAGGTCTTGAGCCGGGCGTCCGAGCTCGGTCCCTGAATACGACGATCGAATGCCGCCGGTTTTAGAACCGTGTGCCAGTTCTCCTTCGGAATATTTATGACCGGCTGCAGATCATGAATCCCCGTGGGCTCGATATAGAGATAGGCCGGCTTATCCACAATATCGTGCGGGTCATATGTCCGCACCTTCGATTCGTGCAAGTGAATCGTACGAAGTGTGAGCGCCGGATTCGTCACGAGGAACTTCCGCCGGAACAACTCGAGCGCGATCGCATTGTCGCAGCCGCCCTGACCAAAAGGGAAGTTGAGAGCATCCCAGTCCCATTCGCGCGCCTTCACGGCGGCGGCACTGAGAACCCAGGTATCCTGGGAATCCGCGCGCGGGCC